TCTTCCTTCATAAATTACATCTCCCTCATAAGGTAATAGAGATTTGATGTCTGTTTTTTCAACAAAAGTATTACCTAAAGGAATTTCTGTAGATCCATCTGTTACTCTTCGAACATTACCTCCAGAGGTTTGTGTATAATCTTTTTGTTGACTTTCTGGGAGTAGGGAATTAAATATAGTATTAGGAATAGCGTTATGATGTATACTATTCCAATTATTTATTGGGCTAAAATAATAATTTCTAAATGAAGTAGTATTAGTTTGTATATCTGTAGAAGGTAAATTAATAATATAAACTATTTCATTTATTAATGGGTAATTTTTTATATTAGGGAATAAAGGGTATGCTATATTTTCTTTATATAATTCAAAATTATCAGGTTTATAAGGAATTTTAGGAGATTCAAAAAATATAACTCCTATAGAACTCCATTCACCTAATTCTTTAAATAATTCTGGGTTTGTTTTATCATCTAAAATAATATTAACTACTCTAGCAGAAGTTAAATTTATACTCCCATTTTTAATATTAGGAGAAGTAGAAGATATTTTAGATTGTAAACCTACTTTTATAGGCATTATTCTTGGGGTTTAATTTTTTCTACCTCAGCCATTATCTGAGCTTTTTCAGCATCAGTTAACATTAATTCACCCCCAGTAGTGGCTTGAGTTTGAAGTGCACGTTGTATAATGGTAGCCATTTTAATGAGTTGTTCATCATTTTTTATACCTATATCCATATATTCCTTTATCAGAGGAACTACTAAAGTAGCATCACCTATATCGGTAATCAGAGGTTTTAATTCAGAAATAAGACTAGAAATTTGTTTTTCTTTACGTCTTTGATTATTATATATTTCCTCTATTATATCGGAAAATTTTTTATCCTTAAAAATTACATTATCTAATTGACTCATAATTCAGTTTTTGTTATAAATATGAGTCTATTCAAATTTTATATACCCATTTTCTATATAAAAAGAATAATTAGACTTAAAAATATCATATAATTTATCTACTATTTTTGTAATTTGGGGAGTTTTAACATCTACCTGCTCTCTTATAAAGATATATAATGCTTTTTTATTAAAAACATCTAAATTCTCTCGTTTTCTAAATAATTCTAAAACAGCATCTGCTATTTTAGCATCTTGCTCTTTAGGGAATAAATTATAAATATTTTCAGTACAATATTCAGTAAATCTATCTATAAAAATAGATAATCTTTCTATTGAATTATCATTATCTATTGTATATGAATGATTTTCATCTTGATCTATATCTTCGAGAGGTGAGATATCTATTTTCTTTTTATATATTTTTTGATTTGATAATATCAAGTATCTCTTTGCAATTGTGCCAAAATAAGAATAAGCTTTAGCTCCCTTAGATGAATCAAATTTATGAATTTTAGATAATAAAAAAGTAATTACTTCATGTTGTAAATCTTCTATATTATCTACTTCTGTATGATAAAATTTAAAAGTATGAATAAGATTTTCAGTTAATTTAAAGAAAGCATAATGTATTTCTTTATGGTATATTTTATTTTTTTCCTCAAAAGTAAGAGCATTATTATACCTAATAATTGCATTTTCTGTATCTTGAGTAAAATAATTTTTAGATTTTTTAGGTGGGGTCATTACTGCTATCATTTTATTCTAAATTGATTCAACACATCTTGGATTTGCTTTATTTGTTCAAAAAAGAATCCAATTTCATCATCACTACTAAATGTTCCCTTAGAATCAATTTCTTTCATTTTTTGATCTGAAAATTCAATTATACCTGAGACTTTATTTAAGTAATCTAGATATGATATAAGAATTTCTTCTTGGGTTTCATTTTTCTTGAGAAGATTGAAGGTTGTGTATCCTAAGATCACAACCATCAAACTTAATATTATTATTGTTATTATCATGAGTCAAAAAAATTGTTCATTACATTTTTTAATCCCTCACTTTTTACACTTGATAATGCTTTTTGTTTTGTAGGGACTGTTTTATTATTGGCATTTAATGTAATATTTGATTTTTGCTTTGGCAAGCTTTTTTCAAATTTAGGGAACCATTCTTGCTCAAATTCAATTCTAGCTGCCATCAAATCAGCCTGATGGACTATATAAATTAAAGAAGTACGAGGTTTTTGTTCTGGGAGCCAATTAATTAAATAAGGTTTATTAGCTTCATCATATAACCCATCATGAAGTTTGATGGCTAACATCTCATTTTTAGAGAATTCAATTCCATGTTGCATTAACAACATAAGACTTCTATCAGGAACAGACATATATTCTAATTTATCATTAAACATATAAATTTCACCTAATTTATCTTTTCTCCATTGATCTGTTTGTTCTAAAACGGCTTGTTCATCAGTAGTACCAAACTTACCTAAGTCATGGTTAATACAAGCAAATACTAATTCTTCAATAGAATAAGTAACAGCAACTCCCATTTTAAACCATACATTATGTAATTCAAGAGCACCTTTAACTACCCTATTAACATGATCAACATAACCCCCAGGAAAACAATTATGATATTGAGGTTTATGAGAAGCAGGCATCAACATGAAACGATCTTCATATTGTTTATAAAATTCAATAAGTTTTTCCTTACGAGGAGATTCAATATATCTTTCAATATATTCTAGGAAAGTTCCCCAATTCTTTTGAATTTCTTCGGCCAATAATGTTTTCATAACTTGTTATTTTATTTTATTAAGCAATATATGGATTTATATCCTGACCGGTCATTGGTTCTCTATCAACCATTGATTTTACTTCGCTAATCAAGTTTTCACATTTAATTACACTATCGTGTATATCTTGTATGGTAGTGGTAGGGCGGGTAGCCATAACTTTAATTACTTGCATTTGGCCATCTAATTGCTCTAGCTTTCTGTTTACTAATTCTTTATTTCTCATTTTTCATTTATTTTATTTGTTGTACTTGTTATACTTAAGTTATAAAACATTCTTTATGAACCCAAATTAATTTAGATTTTCTTTTACTTTTTCTTGTACCTGCTTTAAAAAAGCACATTGTTCATAGTTTTCTAAATTCTCAAAATATTCTATGGCTTTATTTACTGTCAATAATAAATCCTTATCTGATTGTTCTTTAAGTGATTTATTTACTAACTCATCATTTAAGTCTAAAGAAACCAAGTAATTTAATGCTGTGTTGAAGCATATTCTATCCCCTATCTTTAGAACATTATCTTCATTTATTTTAGGATCAGACTGTTTAGCTAAAGATATTACTATTTTTCTATTATACAAATGATTAAGAATCATTTTTTTAAACATCAAAACATGATATACAGGATGATTTCTAAAATCAATTAATATTTGTTCCTGTTTTTCTTCCTCAGAATTATCTTCTGGTTCTTGACTAAATAAATCAAATATTTTATTAATATTGGACATCATACTCATTATACTTCGGTTATAAATTAATATAAAAAACTATATTAAATTATTCAATATTCTACATCACTTTTGTTAAAAATATAAATAAATATTTATATAAGTTTATATGGTGATAAATATCATAAAATTTGAAATTGTAGATGTGTCTGAGGAGGGACTCGAACCCTCACGCTATTTCCAAGCAATGGCTTCTAAGACCATCATGTATACCAATTCCATCACTCAGACTTTATTATTACATACAATGATAATCTGCAGCTCTAGTAGAGATACAGACTTCTGGTTTTGTATTTACTTTATAACCTAAACCCTGTGCCCAACCTCGGGTAGCATTAATCAGTTGATTACTTTTATAAAACTTATCTTCATTATAATCCATATCTAATTCTATCTTGATATTGATATTTGCTTTTTTAGCAAACCATTCAGCGGTTTCAATAGTAAGTTCAGCCTCTTTCCATAATCGAGTCCACATATCATTAATCCGTCCTACTTTTTCTTTATTATAAATATAATGAACTCCATTATTACCAAAGCGGTATGCAATAGCAGTTACATAAACTGTTTGTTCTGCTAAATTTTGAGAATCAGAACCTATATATATCTTTACTCCTGGGTTGTTTTTTATAATCTCTAAGGTGTGGGAAACTATATCTACTCGGGTTCCATCTATTTTTTTAAAAATTTTCATCATATCGATTTTGCTCGAAAGATAATAAATCCTATATTATATACAATTTTATCTTAAGGAAGTTGAGATGATCGTGTATTAGTCGGAACTGTTCCTCCTATGTTAAATAGAATGATATCTCGGTCATTACCAGCGCCAGTATAAATAGTAGAGCCAGATAGATTTATGTCTTCTTGATGATAGCCAGTAACTATATTTGTTGGAGTAGTGCCACCTATTCTGTTTAGGAGAAAGTCTCTGTCGTTGTTACTTCCTGTATATTTTAGTACACCATCAAATGAAGCATCACCTGCCCATAGTACATTTATTCCATTAACTGTGTTCATTGCTGCTGTTCCCCAAGTAGCAGCGGTAGAAAAATTGAGCGTAGTTCCTACGGTTAGATTTACAGGACTAGCTGTCATTACTCCAAGATGATTCCTATGCCTTACTGCAATGTGATAGTTACCAGCTACTAATGGAATAGAAAGAGATGATGTACCGTTTGTCGAAACAATATCTCCATCCTTTTGCAATAAAGCTGCAACCGTGTATAGTCTTTGGGTTGGTATTATTGCACTACGAACTTCAACTAGAATCCAATCTATAATTGCATTATTACCAGTCACAGATAACACAGCACTTGTTGTTGTTGCTCCTGAACTTCCAACATGAACATAACCTAAACCTGGGTAGGGGTCAGATAGAGGTATCAGGTTTGCTGAACGAAGATTATCGTTCATATTAGTTCCATTGAATGGGCCTTGCAGCCATACCTTTAACGCTAGTGTAGGAGGTTGAGCTGGTGCTGCAGACTTGTAAAGTGGTTTAGATTTAAGGGAGTTTAGTTGAATACTAGATTCATATATTTGACCATCGAGATCTCTCCACGTACCTGCAGGAAGACCTATTGTTTGTGTTGTAGTAGCTGTATTATAAACAAGAATATGATCGTTAGATGTTGATTGAGGAAGATAGGGTTGATTAGTTGATAGTAAATCATCTCCTCTCACACCTCTCCACTGACTCAATGAGTAGTCTAAATTAGTACCAGTCCCAGCTATATTCCAAACTTGGATACTAACAGTATCCCAAGGATTAACATACTTGTTACTATTGAAGTCAGCAAAGTCAACTCCAGAAAACCATCTATTGATATGATACATGGTCTTTTGTGATTGAGAGTTGCTGTAAAAGATGTTATCAGTAACAGACTGGTTGGGGTATACGGATACAGCATATGGTGAAGTTGCACCTGGTCCATTATAGTTTGAGTAGTCTGAAGCACCAAACTGATAAAGATTATTTCCAAATAGCGTATTGTTTCTAATTTTATTACCAGTTTGAACCATAGTATGATCAAACCATATACCAGCACCATTACAGTATGCAACTGTATTTCCCTCTATGATGTCATTTTTATTACTGATATTACCGAAGTATATTCCCTTTCCTTTTGGATCACATCCTGTAAAATTAGTTGCACAACTCTCTATATTACCCAATGTAGAAAGCACAATATTATTACGAACTATAGCTCCATCTGTATTATCAAATGCTATGCCTGATCCATCACTTAAAATATAGCATGCGTTATCTATTACATTGTTTTCAACAAGACAGTTTCCACTGAAACTTAGAGCAATATATCCAATCCTTGTTAGTCTATTACCTCTTACAATATTGTTGAAGCCTGTGCAGTTTAGACCAAAATATCCCCAATTTGATTTACCAAGTCCTGGATAGATTGCACAATCAGTGATAGTATTATTCTCAATCAAGTTGTTATTACCATATGCCGGTGATCCTCCCCCATAGATTGAGTTAATACCAATCTGTCTGCATCTTGTGAGCATGTTGTTAGAGAATGTTTGTCCATTTCCGTAAGCTCTTATACCATCATCACATTGATCAAATGTGCAGTTTCTAACTGTAACGTTGTTTGAGCCACTAGTACTCACACCAGCATACCCGTAATGCTTAAATGCAATATTTTCTATCACCACATTACTTCTTTGCCAGTTAACTGATATGCCACATCCATCACCAGCTTGAAATGCAGTCACTACTTCTATTGTGCTTGAGTTTGGGTTACTGGTAATTGGATAGAGATAGAGTGTTGAGGTTGATCTATCAAAAAACCATTCACCTGGAGCATCTAATAGTTCAAGTTTATTGCGCAGAAAGTACCCCCAGTTGTAATTTGATAGGTTGTATACAATAGAGGTCATATTGATAACTCCCGGTGAGTAAGAAGTTACTCTAGCTGTATCGTAGCTCCAAGCTGTACTTCTAACAACTACAGTTACACCATTCCAATAACCAGCTGGTTGATTGAGTTGAGAATCATTTATCTGCGTACTAGATCCGACATCATTTCTCAGCCAACCTGTATTAGGAAATCGAGCAATTGGTAGTATACTGTCATTGTAGAATAGGTGTGCCATTCTAGTTGCAGATACTTGCGTCTTCCATATGTTGCCCTGATATACAACCCAATTTGATGTCAATTGGGAACCTAAAAATACTGGTAGATTGCCATTACCATATGCTGATACTGTAATTGGACTGGCTGGGGTACCTGATTGATTGATGTATAGGCTTCCTCTATAATTTCCTCCTCTTTCAAATAGAATTACATCACCTGCTACTAAAGTTCTAGAGTTAACTTTGGATATTGTTCTCCAAGGTGTTGAAGCTGATGTGCCGTTATTATTATCGTTTCCGGTTGAGGAAACGTAGTATGTAATAGCAGGGCTTAATATACTAGTAAGTATAAAGCATAATATAAAAGTAAAACGTTTTATCATGGAACTTAAAATTTAGTTGTTCCATGATAAATATTATAAGGCTGTGATTTTATCCTTCGAGATGGGAAGCGCTGTGCGGTCTATAAACATCTGAGCTTCCTGTCGGAATCGAACCAACAACCTTTACTTTACAAAAGTATTGCTCTGCCGGTTGAGCTAAGGAAGCGTATGGATATAAATATACGAATTTAACAAATGATAAACAACATTAAAACGATTGTTTATCATCAGACGTTATGAATAATCGGCTGGATGAATGTGTACGATTTTACCATTTACCTCAAGTTTCAAACACGTCCGCGAAACGTACTTGAGCTCCTATTCTACCTTACAGGGTATGACCGATTATTGATCTTAAAACATGCTTCACACGCGCGGAAGAAATAGGACTCGAACCTACACATCAGTTTCCTGATACCGCTTTTCAAGAGCGGGGCGATACCAATTACGCTTTATTCTTCCAGATTGCTTGTCTTTTCCAAGCGGTCAGTGTTCTATACATATAGGAAGTTTTTGCACCTATACCTTTGTGGCAGGGGTGGGACTTGAACCCACAATCTCTAGGTTATGAGCCTAGCGAGGTAACCATTTTCTCTACCCTGCTGTACCCCCAGCTTGAGTCGAACAAGCAATAGAACTTTAGAAGAGTTCGGTTATATCCATTTAACTATGGGGGCATAATATCATAAATACGTCAATGAACTTCTTCTGTAGGGGATACAGGACTTGAACCTGTGACAGACCGAAGGTATAAGCTTCGCGCTCTAACCACCTGAGCTAATCCCCCATATGTACCCGGAGTCGGACTCGAACCGACACGGCCGTTAATGGCCAAGGGATTTTAAGTCCCTCATGTCTACCATTTCATCACCCGGGCATTCAATGAACATTTTTCTTTCTTTCTCTCTCTCTCCTATGCCCTAAAGATAATGCCTATAGTTAGAAAACCAACTTATAGTAAAAAATTTTTCTTTATACATAAAAAAAGAGCCCACCTTTCGGTGGGCCCTAAAACCAACAACTAAACAAACAACTTATTAAGCGTTTTGGAAACGCTCGCTATTCCTCATACGACGACGAGAAATATTATAAAAAGCATTACCGAGTTCCTCATTCACACTACGACGGCCTCCACGGACGTTACATACATGGGAAGTAGAGTAACCAGTTTCACTAGCAATACGGGTAATATCACCACGACGGCTACGTGCATTATAAAAAGCTAACTTTGCATTACTATTCATTTTTCTCATAACTTCTAATTTTTAATTGGTTAATAATTAATTTTCTTGTCCGAAAGATAATGCCTATAATTAAAAAACCAAGTTTATTTTAAAAAATTTTTTCTTAAATATATTTTACATTCTTTTACATACCTAGTTGCGGCTTCTCTAGCTTCAATCTCAAAAGGATGATTATTATAATCAGATTTTTTTAGTATTTTATAGTATCTCCCTGCTATATTTTGCTTATAATGAATATACTCATGTATTATAGTATCGATAAATAAGTTGAACGATTTATGTTTTTTAGCAAAAACAACTATTACATTAATATCTTCATCAAAATAACCTAAAGTATCTTTAGCTTTATAACATTGGTCTTTTGTTCTTTTCACATACACAATTAAACTAGGTGAGGTGTCGTGATATTTAGATTCACCTAAATTATTTATACACCATTCTAATATTTTTCCCCCCCAATATCTATTTATACTATTTTTATTCATCAAAATAATATGGTGTCATTCTCTAATATAATAGGGGACTCTGTAACCTTATTTTTTTGAATCTGTTTTAGTCGAATAATGTTTTTATTCTTAATTTCTAAAATAGAATCTCTATTAATTATTTCCACATGTAGTGAATCTACTATTTGGATAAATTTATGTTTAGGAGTAAAATCCTCATGGATATGCTCCATGATAATTTCATTATTCTCTTTTAGAATTATTACTTCTTGTTCGAGAACACGACTTTCATTTGCTAATTTTTTATACTCTTTTCCTGCATATATTATGTTAGCAATGATTAATAATACAAACACTATTAAACTTAAAACCATTATAACTCTTTTCATCATTTGACATTTTTAATTATCATATCTCTTAAATCTTTAAGAGCCTGAGTATTGTTATCTATTGTAGTTACCAATTTATTTTGATCTTCGCGAATGTATCCATTCATTTCTCGCTGAAGTTCATCTACTTTAGATTTTAGTCTGTCTTCCGAGTCTATCTGTCTTTTTAAAAGATACCAAACTACAAAGCCTAAGCTTAGGGTTACTAAACCTAATACTCCGTATTGACCTAATTGCTCAAATACGCCGAATGATTGCATGGTGGTTGTTGGGGTTTTTAGTGTGTGTTGTGTTTGTGTTGTCAATGATAAGTATTAAACAAGGATGGCCCCCTTAAAGGGAGCCACCATATAATGAAAATTCCTACTTATTTAAAGATGTAGATATATCAATCCCACCAATTAATCATACCTTTTCCATCCATAAATTCTTCATAAGATTGGTCTCTTAACCAAGGGTTGGTCAGGAAATCAATTTTGAAATGATTTCCTTCTAAAATATCCATTAATTCACCCCATGTTTCTTTTTCTATAAGATCTGCTCTATTGTTAATTTGGGTATCTTTTTCTTGTTCTTCTGGGGTTTTATTGTTTATTAAGGAATACCATGTTTCTCCATTTCTTTCTATAGGTTCAAATTCGAAAGAAGCGGGGGATAATTCATATCCTAATTCTTTTTCTGCGGCTTCTACAAAAGTATCATTTATGATGCAATCCATTAAAAAGAGAGCACGTTTCATATAATATACTTTTTTTATTCGAGTTTCATTGATTTCCAAACCTTCTTTATCTATATACTCACAAAGATAAAAAAGTGAAGTTCTCCACATTTTTAAAACAAAATTGTAGTCCCATTCACGATATCTCCATAATTCTTTTTTAAATCTCCAAAAATTCTTAAAGAAATAAGGAATATCATATATGATTAAATCCCATACATGTAATGCACGATATTTAATTTTTGTAAATATATTAAATTTGTGGCGGGGAAAATTCATATTTTGACTTTATTAATTGAATATTTCGAGTACCATAAAATAACTCAATACTGTTATGAGCTTTTATATACAACTCATTAACCATGTTGATTAACCCAGGATCATAAGTATTATCAGATATTTTTTTAGATAGTTCTTTAATATCTTGAAGATTTTCTAATATTTGTGTTTGATTATCCATCTTTAAAAGGGAAATTGGACTTTATGGCGTTGTTGTTGAGCTTTTTGAGATTTATATGCCTGAGGGGTATTTCCTACTCCATGGCAGTGATGAGTAGCACATGAAGATAAAATAAAAACAACCATTAAGAATAAAAATAACTTTTTCATTTTCCAATAAATTTTGTTTTTAATAGGGTAATAAACTTCATATTTAATATAATTAAACAATTCAAAATGTTCGTCTACATCTTTTGCAAATTCAAGCATATATTCCTTTAATTCTTGTAATTCCTCATCAGATGGATTTTTAGGTCCCCATACATGTGGTACATATTTAAATTTTCCATCTTCAATCCCATCAAATATTTGCCCATTGTGTTCTTTACTATAAAATTCATTAACTTCATATATAACTTTATCAACATCATCAACTATCTGTTGGTAAGTAACATAATAAGAAGGAAAATCACAAATTTCAAATATTTGTTCTTTTTTCTTGTTTATACCTTTAGGACTATTACTGGTCCAAAAAGTATACCAAACACTATTAGAAAATCTTGAATATGACATTATTCTTTATTTTTTATTTTATTATATAAAAAAGATACAAGCAAAACACCAACTATCAACCACCATATGTTAATAATTTTTTCATATAATTTAGGATTTGTTTTCTTTACAATAGATATAAACAACACAAATCCAATAATTACACCTAACCCGATCATTTGTTCTAGCTCATGGTTAGGAGGATTAGCATATCTAGCTATTTGGGCTTCATAATCTATCATCTTGGATTCTATTTATCGAAAGATAATATCTTTAGTTGATTTATCCAACCCTATATTAAGAGGAAGATTTTTATACACATAATCCTCACCTAAGCAAGCCGCGTTAATATAGTGGGTACTATCGCGTTGTATGTAACCATATGAGTGATGTATATGGCCAAAAGCATGAATTACAGGCTTAATTCGTTTAAGTTCTTCCCCAAGTATCTCACACCCCACATTAATGTTCCCACGAGGGGCTACATCTAAAACACCAAAAGGAGGACCGTGGGTAACCAAAATATCGGTAGAAGTAGGAATGTTACTCCATTTAGCTTTTAATTCATCTCCATTGCGAGGAAGATTGAATGCCCAATCATAAAATTCAGGCTGCCACGGACTTCCATATATCCTGATATCATCTATATCTACATGATTATCTTGCAGATAAGTTATATTGGGATATTGCCCTACCAATTCTTTGGATTGTAGTGGATTATCTTCAAAAAAGAAATCATGATTCCCAGCAATAAAAATCTTGTGGGTGTATTGGTCTAATTTAGAAAACCATTCCAAGAAACTACGTATTTCCTCCATATATCCACGGGTGGATACATCTCCTGAATGAATCAGTATATCCCCACCAGGTAAATGTTCTTCTGGGATGCGATGGTGCTTATCATGAGTATCGGAAATAAAAGTAATATTTTTCATGTGGT